ACCTTGATAGGCTTCTTCGCCTTTAGCCATCTTCTCAGCATGCATAAGTTGTGCATCAGACATAGCCATCTTAGTTTTTTGTCTGTTAGTATAAATTTTGCTACCCGCTTGTAGCGCTATCTTAGCTAAACTGAACCAAGCCATAATTAATATAGTTTTGCGTTTCTTTTTTTCTCAGCTAACATTCCTTTTTGACCTTTAATAGGGAATGTTTGAGTTTCTGTTGCATTTGTAGTCTCGATTTCAACACCACCAGTTCTGTAACCGTCTTTGTTGATAAACTGACTATGATCTACACCAGATTTTTCGCTATTTTTTATTTTTTTCATATTTTCTCCTTAATCTTCTATTCCTATAACTGTGTTACCTGCTCCAGACTTTGCAAGTGATACTCCAGCTCTTAGTTTAGCTAATTTTTCATTTTGTTCAAGCTTTTCTTCCTTAAATTCTTGATCCATCATGGCTCTTGCTTTGTCTAAATTAATCTTTTCTTCACCTTCTTTGGTTTTTCTCTCGTTTTCCATTGCTCTAAGGTCAACTTCTCTAGATTTTAGCTTCAATAGTGGGTCTGAATCGAATTGTGAAGTAATCTTGTTCTCTTCTTTTGCAAATTCTGCTGTCATTTCCGCAATAAGTTGAGATTTTCTTGATTCTATTTTTTCTAAAGTCATTTTTACTTGTTGTCCAATCATTGGATCACTCATTGCAGCTTGTTGTAACTGTTGAACTTCCATTAATTCTTGTTTGAACTCTAATTGTACCTGTTCTTGTGCCATCAAAGCAATATGTTCAAGTATATTTTTTTGCATTGAAGCCATAGCTATGGGTGAATTTCTAACCATGTTGATTTGCATAAAATTTAAATGCGCATCAATGTGTGCTCTGTGATCCTGACCAGGAAAAGCTTGAAAAGGTTTCCCTGCAATAGCTTGAATATGTTCCATGGCAGGATCCATAGGGGTTGGTTGAGCAGGTGCAGGTAATATTGCGTTAATATTTTTTACACCGATGGCTTCGTACATAGATCTGTATGCTTGATACAAATTATGAATTTGTGGATTTGATTGTGCTAATTGTAATTGTGTTTGAGCCATAGATATTCTCTGTGTTTGTGAAAATATGTTTGGATCAGCTACGGGTAATACATCTACCTTGTCATCAAAGTCTGTAATTTTTACTTCTCTTGCTCCTCCAACTACATCATATGGATAAATTGGTGGTAGGTATGTTTTAAATATATCAGAAAGTAATTTGAATTCTTGTTTTAGACCAACGTATAATCTTTTGTGTATTGCTGACATTACTCGCGATCCACGCTCCAACAATGCTACTGTTGTTCCAACTGCAGCTCTTTGATTACCGTCACCCACTTGCATATCTGCAATAGACGCGAAACGTTGACCTGCTCCAACAACTATACCTAATAATTGTAAAAGAACCGCTGATGGTTCTTTGTAAGGTAGTGTCATAAACTGATCACGAATGTTGCCACCCGGAGCGTCTACATCTCTAAACTCTCCAGGTTGCAAGGGTTGTGCATCGTCCCTAACTCTTATACCTCTGGATTTAAATCCAGCTGGTAAATTAGATAATGTTCCTGCATCTAATAATTGTCTTAATGCAGAAGTTGCAGTTCTAGATAATCCACCAATCATGTGAATTAATCCAAAACCATAAAATCCTAAACCTGGTAAAAATTTAAAATGTACAAAATAATTTGTTTTAGTTTTTTTTACATCGCCTTCTTTGTAATTTCTTCTTATAGATAGAATTGATTTTGATCCTTCTTCAATTGTTACAACATAAGGAAGTTTGATACCTGTTGGTTCATCGTCTTTAGTATCTTCAAAACCTTCAAGATCTAAATTAACATGACACTCTAATAAAGTATAAATGTCATCTTGTTTAGTTTGTTTTACACCTTCTATCTCTTGTTCTTTTTTTGTGATGTCATCAGTTTCCATATAAGGATTTGATAATTCAATATCTCTATAAAAACCTGATACTTGTTGTTTTCTTAAATCGTTCTCTGACATTTTTATGACATGAACGACTGCTTCCGCATCATCTAAGCTTGTTGCTGAGTAGGGTACTACCAGATCATCGGCAGGTATAAATTTAGAGACCGCCCTACCCAAAAGTTCATCGTAATAAACTTTTTTAAAAGTTGACCCGCTTAGAGGGAGGTAAAACAACATTTGGTCGAACTCCGGTTCATATTCCTTCATCTGGTCCATGATCTGATAATTCATAAAATCTTTAATTCTGTTTGCTTGATCTTGTTTTTGTGGTGTTTGCAGTCCTAGTATCTGTGCTCTTACAGGACCATCGCTTGGTAGTAATTCTTTGTAAGCTTGTGCTTGAAACTGTGTAACTGATTCAGATAAAACAGGATGTGTTACACCTGATGCACCTTTAAATGGTTCTGTTCTTCTGTCATATTTAAAACCAAGAAGATCTAAACCATTTCTATATGTATCTTCCCAATCTTTTCTTGAAGATCTATAATCTTTATAATCTGAAACTAATTGAGAACCTAGAGGATCTAATATTGCATCGTCTAATAATTCTGCTAAATTTTGTGAGTGTGAGTCTGAAACAGGATCTACAGCATTTGGGTCAAATGAAATCTCTGCACCACCATCTGCGGTTTCTGTAACTTCTACTTCTTTTGGTTCTTCTTTGATATCTTCGACTACTGTATCAACAGCAACGTCTTCAACTTTCAATTCAGGTTCGTTTGGTAAACCCTTTTCTATCTCTGCCATGATTTCTCCCTAATATGTTTTAGTAGCATATTTTCTAAGACTTTCCAAGCCCTTTGAATTTGGGCCAGATTGTGGCGCTACTGTTGTTGTTAAATTTGCTAATCCACCTTCAGCCATATAACCAATACCTGGAATAGCTCCAGATTTAAGTAACTCATAATCTAACATTCCTTGAGCTTTAACTTCTGGTTTCATTTTTTGACCAACTAATTTTTTATCTTTGAAAATGTCTGTAATTTTTTGTCTTCTTAATGCATCTGATTTCATAGGGGTCATTTGATTAATAGGAACACCAAATAAAGTTCTATTGACAGAACTTTCACCTTCTAGTGCTGCTTCTCTTTCTTGACCTTTTTCAAAAGCTCTATAATTAGTATCTTTGTTTAAAACACTCATAGATCCATCACTACCAGTTTGTTTTGATATTTGAGCTAAACTATCAGTTTTTGGATCTGCAGTATCTTCATACTTACTGGCTAGTTGATCATAAATAGCTTGTGTTTTTTCCATTTGTGCAAGAACTTCATCTCTAGTGTAAGCCATGTCATTAGCTTCCATAGATTTATATAGATTATAATTTTTATAAAATTCATTTTCTAATCTTACATCTTGAACATAACTTTGTGCTTTTGGATCATCACCTGCTGATCTATCCATTTCTAATTCATCTGGATCTTGTCGATTAGGACCAAGATAACTTAAAAAACTTCTACCCCATGCTTCTTCAAAAGGTTTACCTTTTAAATATTCATTACCTACAACTGCACCTTCAAAAAGAAGATCTAATCCAATACCAGCAGGACCCAATATTGCTGCCAGTTTACTTGTACCACCTCTAGCAATTGTCGTTGAAGCTTTTGCAACTCTCATCATATTTCTTGCATCAACTGGATCGGTAACTTGTCTAAGCTTAATTTTTTCTAAACCTTTTTTATAACAATCTGTGGTTTGAATACCTCCTAATTTGTTTGGTGATCTAACTTTAGTTCCTCTACATCCTAAAGCTTGAACTGCAGCTTCAAAATTTCTTGGAGGTTTTATTATTAGCTTATCAATATTATATCTTTTTCCACTTTCCATGCCTCCAAGGACTATTGATTGTTTACCTGTGTTTTTTAAATAAGCGTTTGAGTGTGCTATGTTTTGTTTTAATTGTGATCCAAAATCAGCTTTACTAAAAAAAGGAGTTGTGTCTGTAGCTTTAATACCTTGAGGTCCATAAGTAAATTTAACACTATCTAAATATCCTTTGCCTTTAACTTTTGTTTTATCATTAAAATTCTTTTTTAATATTTCTATTTGATTTTTTATTTTTTTTCTTCCTTGTAAATTTTCAGCGTCATTATATTTGTAAACTAAATCTATAAGTGGTTTATCAAACTCTTGATATTTTATTTGATTAAAGAAAGATGGAGTTGGTGTAGTTTTTGCTAAATATCTTAAAGGAACAGTTCCTTCATCAGCTAAAACTTTTGCTATTTTATGTTCTTGATTAATTTTTACTCCATCAAACAATCCAGGAAATTCATCTCTAATATCATACATTAATCTATTTTGAGTAAATTTTACTGCGTCTAATTCTTTTTGAAAAAAATTAACATCAGCAGGATTAGTAAGAGTTGGTATAAGATCTTTTAAATAGTTAGCTTGTGTTTGAAATTTTTTAAATTCTTGTATTCTTTTACCAGTTACAAATTTAAGATCTCTAGCGTAATTTAACCAAGGTGAATTAACTTGTTGACCTGATTTTCTTTCATAACCTAAACCACCTGATTCTACGGATGAAAGATTATATTGTTTTCTAAATTTTCTTACTGCTCTTTTTTCATCAATAGTTATATCTTTTCTATTCATTAAAGCAGTATCTTTATCATCTAAATAAAATTTTTTAACAGCCATAGCTGTATTATAATTTAAATCTCCTTTTTTGCTTTTCATTATGTTTGTAGCTATCATCTGATTTAAAAAAGATTCTGATCTTCTTCTGTTATTTGTTGCTGCTAAACGAAAATTAAATCTTTTTTCTTTTGGATCAAAGAATACGTTATAGGCCTCAACACCTTCTGGAACTTTTGTGAACTCTGGTTTATTAAATGTTTTGTATAGTGCAGATTTAATTTGATTAGGATTACTATACATTTTACTAAGTTTTAATATTTCATCATCAAGTTTTTCTATATAACCTGGAATAGTTTCTGTTTTGTAAATTCTAGAAAGAGCTGTTTTATCATCTTGCGGAGCGCCTACTAGAGAACCTGAAGCTATCTTACTTTTTCTTTGCCTATTATAAGTGAAAAAAACCTCATCCATTTTATCTTCAGACACACCTATTTTTGTCATGAAGTTTTTAATCTTTTTTTGTTTTTCTGGTGGATATTCGTCTATAGAACTATATGAAAGTGCATTTTTATTTCCAAGTTGTGCTCCTTCTTTTCTTTTATATTTTTTATCAAAGTTATTTACTAATGAAAAATCTGGCATTATTTTTTCCTAAACATTGTTGCTAGACCACCTTTGGCAAAATCTTCTGGTCCATCGTAATTTTCTCTAGCATAGTCTGCAGCTTGATCTGCTCTAACTTCATTCTCCATAACTCTACCCTCACCAGATTTTATTGGAATGTCTTTCTCGCTTTTACCTGTTGCATAAGCCTCCATCTTTCTTGCATCTGAAGTCATAATCTCATCAACATCATCTAATACTCTTGGCTCATAGTCTGCAATACTACCATCATAATCTGGAACAGGATCTGCATCAACAGCTTCAAACTCTCCTTTTGTTTTTACAGCTTTACCTGTTGACTCATCTACAAGTTCATATCCTGGTGGTGTGTAATCTATTTCATAATCTGCATAATACTCATTTTCTCCAGTAACATTAATTCTACCATCATCATGTTTTGTAACTGTTATGCCAGGTAAATCTTTATCTTTAAACACCGTAAGATCAGCGTCTATTTTATTTCCAACATTTCTAGTTACTATTTTATCTACAAAACTTGGAAACCAATCTGGCATAGTTGTAGTTGTATTCTTTAATGGTACAACACTAGAAACTTTTGCAGCAGGTTTAAATATTTTACCTACAATAGGTATCGAGGCTAGACCCGCCATAAGTTTCATAAAAGTTCTACGACCAGGGTTAGGTGGTCCACCATCTTTTAGTTTAGGTCTGAACATGGTAGCAAGTCCACCTTCTGCTTTTTTATCTACACCAATAGAATTTAATATATCTCTTATTTCATCTAAAGTTAAATTATCAAAACCTATATCTAATAAGTCTGAATCAATAACATCAGAGGGAACAGATCCTGATCCAAATATGCCTCCTTTATTAAAACCTATTCTACCACCGTCCGCGTTCAACGCTCGTTTGTCCTTGCCTACTTTTAAATTCTTCAATACGTTTTCTATTTGTAATATCTCTCTATCTAAACTTTCGACCGTTGATCCTTTTAAACTTTGTCTTACTTCAGGCGGTAACATCATTCTTATCATGTCATCACCAACTTCTTTAAACTGAGCAGGAAAATTATCTCTGTTTGCTAATAAGTTTCTATTTGTTTTTAATAACTCAAGTTGATTTTCTAACTGCTGTATTCTTAATTGTTTCATATCCTCCATGTCTTTAGGAGACACAAAAGGTTTCGCTTTCTCTGGAATTTGTGATTTAGGATTACCTTTTTTAAGAACATCAGAACCTTTGTCGCCTTGTCTTTTACCTATCGATTTTAATAAATTTTTAAATCCAACACCACCACCAAAGATAAATTTTTCTCTTTCTTTGTTTCGTTCACTAAATTTTTCAAACATCTCTCTACGTTTTTGTTTATCAGATTTTTTTCTAGTTTTACCTTTCATAATAGCTTTCTTACCATACTTACCTTTTATCTTTGCCATAGCAGTTGCAAGGCCACCACCTGAAAAATCTTCTGGATCTTTTTTCTTCATTCTTTTTTCAATCTCTAATAATTCATCAAACGTTTCATTACCACGTAACTTCACACCAAGAAACTCTGACATCTTATCGTAATCAATTTTACTTCCTGGTTTTGTTTTACCTTTACCACCTTCAATAACTTTAGGTTCAAAACCTTTAAATTCTGCTGCATCTTTTTTTGGAATACCTAATTGTTCTCTTGGTATAAAATCTGTGAAGTCAGGATTTTTACTAGACATAATATTTTTTCTGTAAAGATCTAATTGTTGTATTTGATTAATAACATACTCACTTTGTTTTTTTGTAAGTGTAATAGAATCACTTGCCACAGCAAAACCAACCTTACCTAGAAAGCTATCTAGTTGATCAAACTGTTCTGATGTCATTTGGTTATATGGAATAACTTTCATCTCCTTTTTACCAAGGCCAAATAAAAGTCTCATGATTCCTGTGCCGACAGATTTTTTACTCATTAGTAGTATTTATACTCCTTGTGTGGAAGATTTTCTTCCTTGTAATCTTCAGGGTGTTGTACAAAACCACCCTGCCTAAATCTCATGACAGCTTGTGTTGTTGAGTCAACCAAGTCATCGTGATCACCATAGGGAAATGCTGCACACTCCTCTATAACTTCTTCAGCAAATTTTTCTTCAGGCGCCCAGATAACACCTGAC